GCTTTTGGATCAAACTTACTAGACTTTACTTTAAAGTTAGATTTGCTTTTTCCAGTGTTAAGGTTTGGCGAGACTATGCTATCCATAATAGCGGCTTTGCCGTCTTCTAAACCTTGAGAGCGAAGAATCTTTTCAATTTGCTTACGATAGAGCATAAACATTGCAACATCAGCAACATTGGCATGATCTGCATATATTTCTTTCATCATATCGCCTGTAGCATATCTATAGACCTCTTCTTTCTGTTTTTTTGTTACTTTACCTCCCATGAATTCATTCATGTTTTTGATTTGACTTTTTAACTCTTTTCTTGCGTTCTCTGCTTGCTGTTTTCTTTGCGCTACACTTTGCTGCTCTTGCTGTTGCGCCTGTGCTGTTTGTTGATCTATAGCATTATTAATTACTCTTCTAATGCTTTTAGCTTTCATCTTCATCATGCCAGAATCTTCCAGCTTGTCTAAAGATTCTTCTATTTCTGAGTCTTCTATACCGTCAGCTTTTAATTCTTCCGCCACTAAATCTCTATCAGAAAAGTTAAGGTAAGATTTGAGCTCAGCCACTTGACTATTAACAGGCGCTTGTTGTTGTTGCGCTTGTTGTTGTAAAGAGTTTAACGCTCTAACAAACTCATCTTTAGATTTTATCTCTATACCTAATTCTTCACCTACCTTGGCCCAATTTAAAGCATCTTGTGCGGTTGGAGCTTCTTCTGTTTTTTTCCCAACTCCATCCCAATCGTATTCCTCTTCTTTTTCTTTTTCTTCCTCTACTTTGCTATCCCAAGACCAGCCTTCTTCTTGTTGTTGCTCTTCAGTTTTTTCTTCTTTTGCCTCTACCTCCTCTTTTGCTTCTTCATTTGCCTCTTCTTCTATTTCTTCTTTTGTTCCGTAGGTTTCGTCACCAGCAAAAGCTAGTGGATTAAAGTTTTCTTTTTTTTCTGTAGTTTCAGTTGTTTCTGCTGTTTCCACAACCTCATCTACTAATTTTGATTCTTCTGCCATTTTATTTTAATTTAGTTAATACTCCCAATTTGCAAATATACAAAATATTTATTATAGTTTTTCTACAGCTCTTCGTAAGTCAGCAGCTGTTGTACCTGCTCCTTTAGCCTTTTCTTGCTGATCTTGCTCTTTTTTATTTTCTTCTTCTCTATTTTTTCTGTCAATGTAGTAATCGGCTGCTTTTTTATCCATTTCGTTACGCTCTTTAGTATCATGTATATCTCTGTTAGCATCAGCTTGTATTCTTGCAACATTTAGCCTAGAATCTGCGCTTATTTGCGCAACTTGTAATTTAGCTTCGTTATCCATTTGTTTGAGCTGTGCTTCTGCTTGGAACTTGGCTTGTTCTGCCTCTGCAGCGGCTTGTTGCGCCATCATTTGCTGTTCAGTGGATTGTTCTTGTTGTTTTTTCATTTCATTCATTGCCTGTTCTAAAACTTTTTCAGCTTCAGTCATTGTGTCTGATCTTAACACCTTAACAACACCTAGCATGTCAATAGTACCCGCTTGTAAGGCGGCTTGTGCCAACTGTTGTACTACTTGCTTCATTGAATCGTCTTTACCACTATCTCCAACATATATACCAAAGTCTTGCAAAGCAATGTCTGGCATTACGTTTAAAAATTTATAAGCTCCATCACCAAGTATCATACCAGCTTTCTTTCCTCCTGCCCAGCACACCTTCATTAGGTTACATAAACGCTCTAAAACTCTTTGTTTACATTCTCCGTGTGAATAAAACCAGCTTTCTGTTATTGTTGCAGATTGCACAACACTTCTTTGCACATTTCCCACATATTCATACTGACCTACAGCACCTTCTCTTTGTCTACTAACACCAGAGATTTGTCCAGCCATTTCTTCTAGCATTACTTTTAGGTTTATTAGCTGCTGTACTGATTGAGACAATGTAAAATCAATTTGTTGGAACTGATTAAAAGATTGCACCTGATTTCCTTCGTCTTTTGAGTTAATTGGTATAATACCGTCTGTTTTTAGGTGATATAACACTTGTTGCATGTCCATACCAACATTTGTCGGTAGTTGCGACACGTCATATACCACTGCTTTACCACCAGAACGAGCCATAGCTAGCTCTATTTGATAAACCACAATATTGTACAGCATTTGTATATTATCTAACAAATCTACCAAAGATGTGCTTTTTCCTGTAGTATTTCCTTTTATACAACCAACATAAGATAGTGGTGTTTTGCCTGGATCATCTACACTTCTAACTTGATTGTCTCTTCGTCTCGCATTTACCAATATTTTACCACCAATTAATGTTGCTTCCCAAACATCGTCCACCCATTTTACTTCAATTTTTTCCCCTTTTCTCTTTCTATATGTATCTTTTACCATTTTTCTAAATGGTCTAGATGGATCATATTTATTTTCAGATAATTTAAATTTTATAGCTCTTAATGATTTCCATTCACAACTTACAACTCTTATTCTTGTTTCTCTTCCGTGTCCTACATCCACCCATTCAAATCCACTGTTATAATAATCTATATCTCCTCCATTATAAAGATTTCTCATTTTATCCAGCTCTAATAAATCATCTGTAGTCAGATCATCTTTATATTCATCGTTTATTTCGTTAACTGATAAGTATCTTTCTTCGCCCACCCATCCTGCATCGTCTATATAGTCGGAATGGAATGAATCATCGTATACTATGTTTCTTGGGTCCACCCTTCTTGCATGCGGGTCACCATTTTGCACGCTAATTTTAAAAAATTCTCTACCAGTTACAAGCAAATCTCTAAAGCCTTCCTTAAACACATCTTTAAGATTATATCTATTAGAAATGTACTCCAACCCGTCCTGTGCGGTTTCTTCTATCATTTCACGATAGTTATATTTCATGTAAGTTTCAATATCTTCAGGTATCGGCATTGATGTCGGTCCTTCGCCTAAAATATCAAAACTCATTTTTTCTTTCATTTCGTCATGAAAGTCGCTTAACAATTCTCGCATCATTAAACTTACTTTATGGTCATGTTTTCTTATTACAGCTGCTTTATTTACTGTAGTTACTTTCATGTCCATAGGTCTTCTTAGTTCTTCTCCAACTAAAAGGTCTATTTTTGGTGTTATAATAGGATAATTTACAAGTCTTGCTGGATAAGTTAATCCATACTGCTCTGTTATATAAGAATAATCGCCTTGACTTAGCTGTCCGTTATAAATTTGGTAATTTCTTATATCTTTTGATCTTGTTGAACTGTAATGACCTCCTTCTGAGCCCATATAGCTTGTAACAGCATTTAAAACCTGTCTGCACCAATCTCTTGTCTTGTCTTTTTCAGCAACCACCATTGATGGCATTGTACTATAATTGTTTTCCATAATTTTAATTTATTTGCATAGGAACTCCATTATATCCCATTTTGTAATATTTAAAACCTATATCTATTTGTTCTTCTTCTTTTGCTTTTGCTTGTATTCTATAGTTGTCTATATTGTGAATCAAACATAGACCAAACGCCATAGCGCGGTCTGTATTTTGTAACCCATAGTTGGCTAATTCGTCTATTAAATCAATAAACCATAAATCTTCTATACTTTCTCTTAAATAATCGTCTATTAAATCTTCCATAAGAGCCTTCACCTGCTTATTCATATGCACACCATATCTATTTCTTGTTTTTGTACCAGGATTGTGTGCTGATTCTGGTTTTTCTTTTAAATACTTTAAAGCATTCATTCTTTTGAAATAATCTAATATGCCTATCTTAGTATATTCTACTAACATTTTTGCATTATAATATACTGCTAATTTTAAACAACCATCCCAAAAATCTTCTTTCTTTTTTGGTCTATCTGTATATTCTGCAACTACGTAATCGCTTGACATATCAGTATTTGCAAATCTACGATAAATTATTGCACTACCCAAAGATTCTGAAGCTCCAGCTTGGTCTTGATCATAAGAATCAATACCGCCTATATCTAAATTTTTAAAATCTGGCTCTGGATGCATTAATATTTTATATGGACCGTTAGGATGTGGTCTCCAGCTTACTGTTGGCTCTTCTTCTCCTAGGTTCCAATCTAAATATCCTTTTTGTATTTGACTTCTATAATCTTTGCTAGACAATATTCTAGATCTTTGTGCGTTTAACAATGATATATCAAATCTTGCTGCGTGTGTATTTAAAAACGCTTCTTCAATAGTCAACGGGTAGTTTTGAACATGTAAATTATACGCTTCATTATCGCCAGATTTTTGTATATCTTCTCTATCTGATATAAGTTTTTCTTTGGCCCCTTCTTCATCTTCCACTCCTGTTTGTATGTCAAAAAAACCATAATATGCTTTTGAAGCTGGAATAAATACAGGTATTAAGTTGTAAGCATCGTAACTATAGTACATATCCATAAAATCTTTACTTGCTTTTGATATATCACCACCTGTTCCACCTACAATAGGTACGCCAAATTGAATATCACCGTCCATAAAACATGCTTTTGATGACATATAAGCATTTTTTAGTTTTTTAAACTCACCCGCTTCTTCAAAAACCATTAACGACACACGCTCTCCTTTAAAAACTTCTGGATTGTCCATTGTTCTGCAAATTATAGAAGATTGATAACCTCCTATTTCCCATTTGCCGTCTTTGTTTTTTTGTTTATAGCCAGACCGCATTATACCGTCTGTATCTTTTAGCATAGAATGCTTAAAATTAGGGTGTATACCATTCAAACCTTTTCTTGTCTTGTCAAAGAACGCATCTGCCGTGGCTTGAAGTCCTGCTGCCACGCCTACATCATTGAACGGATAAAATGTATACTCATGTGCTACCGCTCCAGAGTTCATGTAGGAAAAACCTTTATCTCTGGCTTTTATTACTATCATACCCTTACCTTCTTCTTTACACAGCTCAATAGTATCAAAATATTCGTGATCCATACTTCTATACCATGGGTGTATAAGAGTTTTACGGTTACCTGTGGTACCGTCATTTCCAAGTATCATATAGTAATTTAGATAAAAATAATATTTGCCAGATATTTTTTTCATACCTTTAGGTTTGTACCCATTTATACACCTATCTGTTTCTTTTGACCAATATTCTTGATAAGCAACAGAATCTGGATTTAAATCTGGGTGTCCATTATTAGGCACAGGTCTATATTTTTGCGGATCAAACTTGATTTTACCCATATCTTAATTTTTTTGTTTTACCCAAACCATACATTCCAGCATTCTGTTCTTTTTGTGCTAATTTAGCATGATATCTCTCTCTTAAATCTACACCATGTAGTTTTTGAGCTAAATCATTGTAATTATTAGCTTTTTGCATATCAAGTTTCTTATAATTTTTTTTATAAGAGTCATACAAGTACTGTAAGTCATATTTTTTTTCTTCAGCCATTAATCAAGCTGTCTATACATGGTTCTTACAGTATTTCTAGCGGGTACTTTACAGCCATGAGCACAATTCCACTTACGCAAAGACTTATTAATTCTTGAATTAGGATCTCTCGCTGTTTTAGCTGAGGTTAATCTTTTTTTCATTCCTTTCATTCTTGCGCAAAAAGACTTTCTACGCTTTGAAGCCTTAGAACCCTTTTTTAATTTAGAAGGTTTAGTCGTTACTGCAGTTTTTAATTTACTTCCTGGGTTTGCTCTTCTATATGATTCTACCCCTTTTTTATTTAAACCGCCAGATGGACTTTTACCTTCTTTTCTTTGCCAGGCAGGTGTTGCCATTAGTCAAGCTGTCTGTAAGAACCACCCATTCCATACTTCATCTTCATGCCTTTCATGGCTTTTTGCATGGACATGCCATTTAGCATTTTACCGCCTCCTGCATAGTTCATCATTTTATTTTTCATACCCATTTTCATTCCTCCTGGAGCTTTTTTAATTTTACCGCCCATCATCATATAGCCCATATTGTTTCTTACCTCTGTAGGTAATTTAGCTAATCCTGGGTTTTTCTTTTTATCTACTGCTTTTAGGTTTTTACCTCCCATAGCCATTTTTTTCATTTTCATACCATATGCCGCTTTTGGTTTTGTGTGTGTGTACCCCATAGCGTCCATTCTGTTGTGGTCAGCCTTTGTGTTAGCTTTGTAACCTTTTCCTGTTTTCGGGTCGTACATCATATGTGGTTTAAAAGCCTTCATAGCTTTACCTCCTTTTTTGTACATTTTTTTCTTTTTCATCATTTTTTTTAATTTTTAGTTAATCATGTTGTTTATAAAATTTTCCACCCTTCTTGTACTTGCTAACTCTGCCTTTTTTGTTTTTTTCTCGTGCTGCCGCCCTTTTTTCACCAGCAGACAACTGTGACCACGTTTTTGGTGTGTCTTTAGTTATTTTTTTTGTAGGTCTAAAAGTGTTTTCACCTTTGCTGTAATCTTTTTCACCTGAAGGAGTTCTCCAGTCTTCTTTAAACCATCTTTTTAGTGCTAATCCTTTTTTTGTTTTTCTAACAGCCATATTAATCGTGTTGTTTAAATCGTCCTCCAGATTCGTACTTCATTCCTGAAGCTGCTTTCTTTTTACTTTTATTGCCCCAATTAGCGGCACCTACTTTTCTACATTTAGCCATAGCCCCGCTTCTGTATGCTGAGGTTTTCGGACCGTAACGTCTAACTACTTTGTGATAACATGCATCTTTTGGCATAACTTTTTATTTTTAGTTCATTTCTTTTATTTCTTTTCTTCTTTCTAAAAAAGATAGTCCCTTGTCTCCAGCTATTTTTTGTCTTTCCCCTCTTCTGTCTATTGCATCTAATAATGACTGTCTTGTTTTTAATATTTTCTCCACTCCAATCATTAATTTTTGCAACATTTCTGCATTCTCTTCATCAAGATGCATATTATCTATCAGTTCAGTAAACTGATTTATTTTTTTATTAAAAGCTATAAGCTGTTCGTCTAATGGATCAAACTGCAGCTCGTTGTATTTATCACAAGCAGCTCTTAATGTAACATCTTTAACTTGCTTCCAGCTATATGTGTCATATAAATCCTTAGACACAGCTTTAATTCTTTCACTCTCACTATAATGCCTATACGGGCTTTCGTAGTCGTAGACTAACGCAACCCATTTAAGGGCCGTAGGCCCAAATTTTTCTTTTTTAATGAGGTTAATAAACTCAGGCACCCCTGTTACACCATCATCATCTTTAAATATGTCTCCCTTTTTGTTTAATTTAAGCAAATACATTATTTCATATATTTAAGCTTAATTTTATATACGTATCTAAGTGGATCTAAATCATCAGTGTCGTATTCATTCAAAACAGTTTCAATATAATAGTGTGGATTTTGCTCCATAATCCAATTAGCTTTTACTACTTTAAAACCATGTTTCTTAGCTCTTAATTTTATTTCTTTTTCTGAATCTATCAAGTCACCTAAGCTACTAAATATCTTTTCAAGATAATAAAAATTATCTTTGTGGTATATTTTGCCTAAATCTGCATCTAATCTTTTCATTGTTTTAATCTGTTTATAATAGCTGAAGTGTCGTTGCCAAATATTAATTCTGTTATTGTTTTTTCACTTGGCAGTTTTAATGTTTGGTTTTGTAATGACAAATATGGTGCCATATTTTTTTTATACATTTCCTCTTGTCTTAACTCTTTAATTGCATCGGTAGAGTCTTTATGAGTCATGTTTGCATCAAACAAATTCATCTTTTCCTCTATCTGTTCTTGTGTAGGGTTTTTACCTTTCCAGTGACTGTATGCCCAAAACTCTGTTAAATCTTGTTCACCTGACCATATCTTACTAAAATTAGAACCTTCTCTCATTCTATGATCACCTAGAAATAGCATTTTTTGCTGATCAGCATTTAGCTTTGAAGCGTCAACATTTTTTTGGTAACCTTTAATATCTAAAAGCCATTGTGGTGATGGTAGATTTTTTGACTGTAAATAAGCGTGCAATCTATTAGCAGCAGAATTTCCGCTATTACCTTCACCAGCTTCATACATAAAAAGACCTCTACCAAAACCTTCTTTTTTACCATCATCAGTAATCTGTACAGCCTTTGGATCCATTCTTTGCTCTTGACCAGTTTCATGATAAGCTATGTAATCCATAAGCTCTCTATATTGCTGAGGGCTTCCTCCTTTATCGTTAATTACTAACTGTAATAATTCTT